ATTTATCAAGTTTTAACTCTGATGGTTTTACAGTAGTAGGTGGTGCAAGTGGTTCAAATACTGTTAATGTTTCTGGCAATACTTATGTAGCTTGGAACTGGAAAGCAGGAGGAGCAACACCATCAAAAACTTATAAGGTTAAAGTAGTTTCTGATAGCACCGATTATGGTCATGGTACTGGCTCTAATAAATATCAATTTTTTAAAAGTGATGGTTCAACTGGATTTGGTACAAATGGTGTAGATTTAGATTTGCAAGAGGGTGGTACATATACTTTTGATTGGTCTGATAGTTCTGCACAATCTCACCCTTTAAGATTTTCATTAACAAATGATGGCACACATAGTAGTGGAACAAGTGCAGGTTCTGAATATACAACTGGAGTTGTAAAAGATGATTCTGCTTACACAACTACAATTACTGTAGCGAGTGGAGTTGCAAACCTTTATTATTATTGCCAAAACCATTCTGGAATGGGTGCAGAGGTTCGGACAAACACATTATTCGGACAAACTAACTTTGATGCAGGAAGTGGCTCAAATATATCAAATGGTACTGCTAATATTGCTACAGTACAAGAAAATCAAGATGCAGGGTTTAGTATAGTTACTACAACTTTAACAGTAAGAAGTACGGCAGTAGCAACTATTCCACACGGATTAGGGTCAACACCACATTTCATATTAGCAAAACAATATGATACGGCTAATATATGGTCTATATATCATCAAGACATACCATCTAATTCTTTAATGTTAGGTGGTTCATATGGTGATGATGCTATGAATAGTAACAGTAATTTTTCAAGTGTAGGTGGTACAACTTTTGGACATCAAACTAATTCTATTAGTAATAATGCTAATGAAAATCATATTTTTTATTGTTTTAAAGAGATAGAAGGTTACAGTCGTTTTGGCAGTTATACTGGAAATGGAGCAACATCAGGAACAGCAGGTACATTTGTATATTTAGGGTTTAGACCCTCATTCGTTATGCTGAAATCAACTAGTACTGGTAGTTGGTGGATATTAGATTCAACTCGTGACCCTTTTAACGAAGCATTAAGAGCATTGCAAGCGAATGACCCTGCTGGTGAAAGTGCATATAGTGGAAACTTTTTAGATTTTTATTCAAATGGGTTTGCTCCAAGAACTAGTGGTACACAAGTAAATGGCAGTGGTACAAAATACATCTACATGGCATTTGCCGAAGTGCCTTTTAAATATAGCTTGGCTCGTTGATTAAAATAGGAGAAAATAATGGCTTATAAATATAAAGATAGAACTCTTAAAGTTGGTAAGGCATGGCAAGATGATGATGGGTTTAAACACCCTTATAACTGGCAGTCATCTTGGTCTGCTGATGATTTAAAAAAATGGGGTGTAACTGTAGAAGCTGATGTTGATACAAGTTATGACGATAGATTTTATTGGGCAAAAGGTATTGAGAGAAAACTAGTAGATGAAAATGTAGTTGATGCAGATGGAAAGGCTGTCATTGACCCTATGACTGGTAAACAAGTGGTTCAGTTAGGTCTTAAATCTATATGGGTTGCACAAACTAAAACAACTGCAAATAGTTTATTAGCATCTAGCGATTGGTATGTAACAAGAAAAGCAGAAGCAGATACAGCTATTCCATCTGACATAAGTACATATAGAACTGGTGTTAGAACTGCCAGTAAAACTATAGAAGATAAAATAAATGCTTGTAGTAAGTTAGCTGATTTTAAAAAATTATTTGATGTTCCAGTAGATAGTGATGGCGAACCAACTGGAAATGCTCCTATTTATGATTACCCAGACGAGGTGTAAATGGCTAAACCATCATTACAAGAAATTCATGTTTCTTTAGAAAAACATATAGTTCTATCAGACGAAAGATGGAAAGAAAGTATCTTGAGAATTAAACGTATCGAACATATTATGATTGGCACTAGTGGTACTGCTATTGTTTTACTTATAGGTTTATTAGTGAGGTAGAATGGTTGTTGCAGAAGTTCTAACTGGTATTGCTCTAGTTCAAAAATCAGTAGAGTTTATTAAAAGCAACATCAGTACAGTTCAAGATATATCAGGCATAGCCAAGCAAATTGATGGGTTCTTTCTTGGTGAAGAACAAATGAATAAAAAGCAGGGAAAAGGCATGTCTATTGCTGAACAGTTTGGTTCAGTAGAAAAGTCAGCAGATGATTTCATTAATCGAAAATTATTAGAAGAAAAACGCGAAGAATTAAAATTTATAATCAATATGAGATTTGGTGCGACTGCTTGGGACGAAATAATTGCAGAAAGAGCCAACAGAATTAATGAAGCAAAAGAAGCACAAAAACAAGCAAGAATTAAAGCTAGAAAACAACAAGAAGAAATAATGGAGATTCTAAAATGGGTTGGTTATACGTTTATTGGCGTTGGCTTAATGTTAGCTGTATTGGTTGTAACTGTAAGAGCGTTTGCATACGAATACAAAAGTAAAGATTACACCAGACAACAAAAAATATGGCAGGGCAAAATACAAGAAAAAAAATACACAACTTGTAGATTAAAGAAAATAGTCAAGTCTCAAATTACTGGTCAACAAGCATGTATATATCAAGGTGGTAACAAAACCTTTGAAATGATGATAGAAAAAACCTGCCCTAAACAATATAAATGTTATTATAATCCTCATGGAGAAGAACCAGATATTGATAAAGTAATGGAAAGTTTGAGGAGTATCGCCAAATGACAGATGACAAAAAGCCATTGAATTTAAAAATAAGTGATAATAGTTTTGAATTAATTTTAAGGATTTTGGGTAATGAATTTATCGCAATAAAGATTGGTTCCACAAATTTTTCTGGTAAATTAATTGCAGGTGGTATTTTATTATTATTTTTTACTTTTATGATTTTAGAAGTTTTTGGATTAAATGAGGTAATGAAATAAAGGAACAAATAATGGATTTAGAAACATTAAAAAACGATATAATTCGTGAGGAGGGTGGTTTAGTTCTTGACCCTTACCAAGACCATTTAGGATATTGGACAATAGGTTGTGGGCATTTAATTCGTGATGATGAAAGAGATGAATTAATGAAGCCAATAACACAAGAAAGAGCAAAAGAAATATTTGTTTTGGATTTAGGGGTTTCTATTCAAGATGCTGAAACTTTTTATAAAGATATGCCCATAGACGATAATGTTAAAGAATGTGTCATTCATATGTCTTTTCAAATGGGATTGCCGAGATTAAATAAATTTAAAAAATTTAAACAAGCTTTAAAAGAAAACAACATTGATGAAGCTATAGTACAAATGAAAGATTCTAGGTGGTATAATCAGACCACTAACAGAGCAAATCGATTAATAGAAAAAATGAGAAAGAGTTTATAATGTTACAAGCTTTAATAGGACCAGTTACGGGGCTTTTAGATAAGTTTATAGAGGATAAAGACCAAAAGGCTAAGTTGGCTCATGATATAGCCACTATGAGTCAGAAACACGCTCAAGAGTTAGCTAAAGGTCAATTAGAAATAAATAAAACTGAAGCCAGTCATAAATCTATATTTGTTGCAGGTTGGAGACCTTTTATTGGTTGGACTTGTGGAATAGCATTAGCATGGCATTTCGTATTAGCACCAGTTACAATGTTTATATGTGCATATTTATCTGTAGAAATACCAGAATTGCCAAATTTTGATATGGGTTCTTTGATGACTGTTTTAATGGGAATGCTTGGATTGGGTGGACTTAGGACATATGAGAAACAAAAAGGAATTACAAAGTGATTTGGCATTGGCTTACATTAGCTAAATTTTTTAATAAAATAGGTAATTATTTTTATTATAAACATGTTGAATGTGTAAAAATCAATCAAGCAAAAAAATTTAAATCTGATATAATACATTGCAAAAAATGTTCATCAAGATTTGGAGTACATCAACAAATGATAATTAAAGAAAAAATTGTTTATGGAACTCGAGGAACTAAAACTAGAAAAATGACAGAATTTTGGCATGAATGTGTACGTTGTAAAGCAAAAACCAAAAAAGGATATCAATAATGAGCAAAGTTTATATGTGGCTATATGAAGTGTTTAATAGTATTGCTAATTTTTTTTGGAAAAAAGCAGTATTAAGTGATAAAAAAAATTAATGTTAGAAGATGCTTTTGGTAAAGAGTTTATTGACTGCATACAAGGAAAATGTAAATCTAATTGTGTTTATTGTTTAAATGAAAAGGAGCAAGATATGCCAAAAGGTTATGGATATGGTACAAAAAGCAAGACAATGAAAAAAAAGAAAAAGCCAGTAAAAAAAAAGAAGAAGTAAATGGTTTTAGTAAAATCTATAAAAAATATTACTAAGGATTTAACACCCAGACAACGTAAAACTATGAATAGTCATGCTAGGCATCACTCATTAAAGCATATGAGGGAAATGGCTAATGCTATGAAAAAAGGTTCTACATTTTCTCAAGCACATTCTAAAGCTATGAAGAAAGTTGGGAAATGAGTGGTTTCACAACAACTGCTACTTTATCAGAAATTATAGATAAAAGACCTATGAAAAAAAGAAAAGGTAGGAAACGATATAAATCGTCGTTTAAAGGCGATTTAAGGGCTGTACAGAAGATTATAAAGTTAAAAGGTAGAAAATAACCAAAAAAACACTAGCATCTTATAGGAATGTATTTTTCAACTATCCTCCGTACTTGTTCAATACATTCATTTAAACCCCCTTGAACTATAAAATGTGGTGTACCTAAAACTTTAGATTGTACAGCCCACAATTTTTGATTAGGGGAAAGCCTGCCTTTAGGTGCTTTCAATTCAATATATAATAATTTTCCTTGAGGATATTCAACAATAATATCAGGGCAACCAGACTTTAATCCCATTCTTTTCATTTTAGCATGATAATAAATAGACCTTTTGCCTTCGTTTGGTACATGAAAGTGTCTAAAAGTATATGTATTTGAAAGAAAAGTTAAATAGTCATTACACGCTATTTGTATATCTGCTTCTTTAGTCATAGGGGGTTCCTCATGCCTACCAGATTCACCCCCTACTATACCTCGCAATTGGAGAACGAGATAATACTTTCTACTGGCTCTCGCTGAGGGAAAGAACCTTTTGATTATTAGCAAATAAATTCTGAATCTGCAATAAAATAAAAAAAAATTAAAATAATGGTTTACATTGAATAACCTACAATATAATCTAGGTTTATAAATAATAATTGGAGAAAACAAATGTACTATAATGAACTAACTAAAAAACCTTATTCTGGTAAAAACATTGAGATTTTAGAAGCTACTGGTTTAAAAGGTGGTTTTTTAACTTTTAATCAGGCTATTAAACTAGGTTATAAAATTCCTAAAGGCACAAAAACTATTGCTAAACTAATTAGACCTATGCTTGAGGAGGTCGAGGTTAATAAAGGCAAGTGGGAAGTAAAACAATCTGGCAGATTATTCCCAGTA